GCATGGAGCAAATCAATTTTATGCCCCGGACCATAGCGCGACCTGCGTGGGAAGCGCAGATGAACACGCTTCTGGGCCAAATGGTATCCACAGAGGGCGCGGTGATTTCCACCTCAGACGACACTTCCATCCGAGGTGTGTTCTATGACTTGGTGGAAGAATTCACTACACACATGCAAGTAGCTGAAGACCGGGAAGAAATCCTCCTGAGAAAGCCCTGGCTCAATGAGGAAACACGCCGCGTATTTTTTCGTCTAAAAGATTTGGAAGCTTTCCTAAAGCGCAACAAGTTCTTGGAATACAAGAGCAACAAAATTGCTCAACGGCTCCGCGATATCGAAGGGACGCCGGAAGTTATTCGCATTAAAAATAGGCATGTTCGTTGTTGGTCCATACCAGCCGCAGACCCGATAGAGGATAGTTTCAGCAGTAACTTTAACGAGACAGACGACGACATTCCATTCTAAGGGGAATATAAAGGTGCTACGATTTTTTGGGCCGCCGGGAACCGGCAAGACAACCACGCTTCTTAATCTTGTCGATGATGCGTTAGCCAACGGCATGGCGGCAAACGACATTGGCTACTTCGCCTACACTCGCAAGGCTTCCCACGAGGCACGAGATCGAGCCGTTGTCCGGTTCAACCTAGACGCCGAAAAAGACTTCACCTACTTCAGGACCTTACACAGTCTGGCTTTTAGATTGCTGGGTCTGACATCAAGTGACGTTCTATCCGAGAAACACTTGAAAGATTTCAGCAACACCATAGGAATTGATTTATCCCAAGGGACAAAGAACGACGACGATGAGGGGTTTACGATCTTCCGCAGCGATCACCCCATGATGCGCGTTGCAGACTTGGCGCGAACCACGGAACTCGGACCCGAAGCCGCATACAATTGCAGCCAGCTTCACGAACCACGGCACTTGTTTATACATGTGTACGAAGAATATGAGGCGTTCAAGAAACAAAATAATCTCACAGATTTCACGGACATGCTTGTGAAACTGTCGCAGCGCCCGGAAATATTTCCTACGTTCAAACTATGCTTTGTTGACGAGGCACAAGATTTAACCCCTCTTCAGTGGCGCATCGTGGACATTCTCGACAAGAAGTCTGAGCGTATGTTCATTGCAGGGGACGATGACCAAGGAATATATGCTTGGGCTGGAGCGGACATACATCGCTTTATAAGTTTGCCTGGAGGCTCTGAAGTTCTAAGCCAATCCTACCGCGTCCCCCGAAGCATTTGGGAGATTGCTCAAAAGGTGTCCAGCCGAATTAAAAAAAGACAGCCAAAGACGTGGTCCCCCCGACAAGAGGGTGGTGTCGTACAACGCACCTACGACACTTACGATATTGATTTTGCACCGGACGATGAATGGTTAGTCATGGCGCAGGCCAACTACATGCTATCTGAAATAGCGGGGGACTTGAAAAGACAGGGAGTGTTTTTTGAGAGGTATGGAGAGCCTTCTCTCGGGAAGAAAGTACGCAATGCAATTTTTTCTTGGAACCATTTAACCTCAGAAAACAACGGAGAAATAAGTCTCTCCGAAGCTCAAAACCTTTTCAACCATATGGGAACTGGAGAGGGCGCGGTACGGCGCGGCGGAAAGGCTTTATTAAAAGCATCGCATGAGGATGACACATTTACATTTGGGGTTTTGTGCGAGCATTTTGGTTTAGATGTTGGTTTAAATACCGACTGGCAAAGCGCCCTTGATAAAATCAAACCGGAAGATAAAGCTTACGCAGAAGTCCTACTATCCCGTGGTGTGGACATTTCAAAAAAACCAAAAATCCGACTGTCCACGATCCACGGAGCAAAAGGTGGGGAGGCGGATAACGTTCTTTTATATTTGGACCTTACGGGAAAAGCACTGGAAGAAATGGGTAGAAACCCCGATAATGCGAACCGCGTATTATATGTGGGGGTTACTCGTGCAAAAGAACGTTTGATATTAAAATATCCCGAAGATCTACAGCGGGGCTGGAGTATATAAAATGATACCAGAGGAAATATTGAAAGAGGCGGCTTGCTTGATTGCTGGACAACGAGCCAAACAACACGGCAATTACACGGCCCTTCATTTACGAATTGCTGACTTATGGTCTTCTTATCTTAAATACAAAATTAGCCCGGAGCAGGTTGCGCTATGCATGGCGCTCGTCAAGATCGCTAGGGATGAAGTGGGAAATGAGAACCCCGACGATGCCATCGATGCCGCCTCTTATGTAGCCCTGTGGGGCGCACTGAAAAGTCGTAAATGAAAGCTCTTAAAAAACCAGTCTTCGGAATCCGCACGGAGTGGGTCCCGGTTTCGGACCTCCCGGTTACGCCTGATAGCATCACGGAAATAGCTGTGGATTTGGAGACCAAAGACCCACGGCTCAAGTCCCACGGCCCTGGCTGGGCCACGGGGGAAGGAGAAATAGTAGGCATCGCCGTTGCCTACGAGGGCTTCAATGCTTACCTCCCCATAGCCCATGAGGGGGGCGGTAATCTAGATCGTAAAACGATTCTTAAATGGTTCCAGAAGGAAATCGCGGATAATCCATCTGATAAAATTTTTCACAATGCCGCCTACGACGTTGGTTGGCTGGGACAGGCTGGCATAGAGCTTCAAGGCCGCTTTTTGGATACGATGATTGCGGCCCCTATTCTGGATGAGAACAGACGCTTTTATTCTCTGAACTCGGTAGCTTACGATTATCTTGGAGAGACGAAATCCGAGGCATTGCTGCGTGAAGCCGCCCAGGAATTTGGGGTTGACCCAAAGGCAGAGATGTATCGTTTACCCGCCGGGTTCGTTGGCGAGTATGCGGAAGCGGATGCGCGCCTTACCCTGGACTTATGGAACCACTTCAAAAATCTCCTGTCGCAACAAGACTTGTGGCAGATTTTCAATCTCGAAACAGAAGTCCTCCCCGTATGCATAGACATGACTCGCAAGGGCATTCTTGTTGATTTGGAGAGTGCGGAAAACCTCAAGCAGACCCTTCTCAAAACCGTCAAGAAAATCAAGGGCGGCATTAAAAAAGAAACCGGCGTAGACATTGAACTCTGGTCCGCCGCCAGTGTCGCGAAAGTTTTCGACCACCATAAAATTTCGTACTCGCGCACCGCTACTGGGATGCCGTCCTTCACCAAGAACTTCTTGAAAACGCACTCACACCCGATGGCACAACAGGTTGCCGAAGCTCGGGAACTGGACAAGCTCGGGAACACTTTCTTGAGTAGCATTTTCCGCTACACCAAGAAAGGCAGAATCCATGGGCACATTAACCAATTACGCAGCGAGGGAGGGGGAACCGTTAGTGGGCGAGTATCAATGTCCAACCCAAACCTCCAGCAAATTCCGGCTCGCAACCCAAAGTTCTCGGGTATGATCCGGGGGCTATTCCTTCCAGAAGAAGGCGAGCAATGGGCCAGTATGGACTACACGCAACAGGAACCGCGCATCCTGGTCCACTTCTCAAGCCTCACGAACCATGGCTTGGAAGGCTCGGAAGAGTTTGTCGCTGCCTACAGAAAAGATCCTAAAACAGACTTCCATAAAATGGTTTCGGAAATTGCAAAGATAGAACGTTCCGAGGCTAAAACGCTCAATCTCGCATTGATGTATGGGATGGGGGTCAACCGCCTCGCGGAGACGCTAGACCTGTCGGTTGAAGATGCCAAGGCGCTGATGTCTCAGTATCACGACAAGGTTCCGTTTGTGAAAGAGCTACAAGAGGTGGTACAGCGCCGGGTAAAGGACGCTAAATCCCAAGGTGCCATACGCAGCTTGCTTGGTCGAAAGTGTAGGTTTGATCTGTGGGAACCCAATTTATTTGTATCTTCACGAGCATTGCCGCGCGAAGAGGCGCTTCACGAGTACGGAGATAACATCAGACGAGCTTACACATATAAGGCGTTGAACAGACTGATCCAAGCGAGCGCAGCGGACCAGACCAAAGCCGCCATGGTAGCGATCAAAAGAGAAACAAAAAGAACCCCCCTCGTTCAAATCCACGATGAACTGGCTTATTCGGTATCGTCCAAGGATGATGCGAAGAATCTCTGCCGCATCATGGAAAATGCCGTAGAAATGGAAGTTCCGACTCCCGCTGATATAAAATTGGGAAAGAACTGGGGTAGCTTGCATACCATCCCGTAAAGTGCTATATTGTTGCCGAGGAGAAAACAATGAATCCGACAAAATGGAAAAGCGTCGTTGTGAGCATTGACGCCTACAAAGCCCTGAAATCACTTGCTGTCGCAAATCATCGAACGATCAGCGGGCAGCTTACACACATACTTGAAGTCTACATGAAACGCGGGCTTGACAAGGATGATGATGAAACAAGAACCATTAGGTGACATCCCGCGCCGCAGGGAGAGCGTAACGGAAAGCGTTCTGGGGGAAGGCTTTTCTTTCGCCGTGACAGTTGGATTTCACCCGATTTATGGCTCCCCACTAGAAGTTTTCCTCACTCAACGCGGTAAGTGCGGCTCACCCCTTGAAAAAACCCTCTACGAAATTGGCGTGACCGCCTCCAAACTGATGCAGGATTACGACACCTCCGGGACTAAAATCAGGGTTTTGGAGGAAGAACTGGCTGAAGCGAAAGAAGAAAACTTTAAGTTAGGCCAGTTGTTGCAATGCAAAAACTTGGGGGGAAAAGAATAATTTCTATGAGCGGCTTGGCCCCTACCTGATGGGAACATGGCCCCCCCTGGGGCCAAGTCAATCATCGCCCGAGCGATTGCGGAGATGGAAAATGTTAAAAAGGAGATCGCCGGAGACCAAAAGATTGATGAGAACAAAAAAGACTAGACAATATGGATAAATAAAATGGTTTTTGCACATCTCGCACCAGTTGCATTTCTGATATTGGGACTAGCATTTGTCAATCTAATGGTTAACGTAACAGCATTAGTATCAAACAAAGACCAAGTTAGGTTCTATTGGCCCCATACAACATTCTGTTTCATAACCTTCTTTACCATGATATTGTTCTGGTGGACTTGTTATCCACTAAACAATCTAGACTATTTCCCAAATGAAGGATGGAACTTATTCACATATCTGTTGTTTCTCGCTGTGCCAATGCTCATGTTTATGATATGCGAGGTAATCACACCTTATAATACTTCTGTAGGGTGTTCTATTGAATATGTGAAACATATTGATCTTAAAGAATATTATTACAAATATCATAGAATTATATTAGGTTTAGCACTGACCTTACAAATATGCCTTATTGGGAACTTCTTTGTATTCTATGCTGAAGAGTACTACTCTATTAAAGTATTAGGTAGAGTCATTATGCTGTTTATCATGCTACCTATGGTGATCAGTGCCAATAGAAGACTACATGAAATTGGTATGGGGATATTTTTCATAGGATTCATATATACCATCGTGAAGTATCATATATGGAATGTCTATCTTTGATGGCCCCCCTTTAAATCTAAAAAAGGGTTGCCTTCCATGCCCTTAAACGTATCCTTTAAAAAACCAACAGCAAAGGGTACAATGTATGCCAGAAGCACAAATTCTGAGTAGGCATGAAAGAGGCGCTTGGGCAGAAGTCTTCGCAGCACAGTGGCTTATTGAGAGGGGCTATTACGTATCCCGCAACATTGCCCATGCAGCACCTTTTGATCTGGTAGCAACCAGCAAAACCGGACGTGTTGTCCTTTTTGATGTCAAGTTTGTAAGCTACAAAGGCCGAAGAAGAGATGCTAGTTCGTTTCGTGTACTGAGCGACCTCCAAAAGGTTATGAAGATTCATTTGTTGGTAATCGATAATGAGAGTAACGTACTAATTGATCCACCCCTGAACGAGCCGGGGGAGGCCCCAGAAGAAAGGCCCGATGATGTTTAACAACCTTACGCTTGCGATTTTTATAGCCTCCGCGCTCCTCCTCGCGCCCCTGACGGTACAAGCGGAGGAAAAAACCGACGCGCCCGTCCAGCGGATTACCCAGATGCTCTATCCGAGTGTCCTTGTAGATGTTGGGAGAGGCCAGGGGTCCGGGACCATCATTTATTCCGGATGGCGCGATGACGACGAAGCATGGACCATGGTCCTAACAAACCATCACGTCGTAAAAAGCGCCATACAAATTCTCTCCGAGTTTGACCCAAAAAAGGGGGAGGAGGTCAAGCGGGAACACAGGCGTCCCGTGAAGATTCGATTTTGGTCTTACAATCAGTTTTCCTCTGCCATTGGGACAAGCGGGAGGACCGCGCATATTGTTGCATGGGACAGACACAGAGATTTGGCGCTTCTTCGAGTAGAGGATAAGGAAAAAGTCTATGAGAATGTAGCTGTTTTATGGCCCGAGGATGCCGAGGGACCTTACGTTTTCCAAAAATCCTGGGCTGTGGGGTCTGGACTAGGCAACCCTCCGTACCCAACTGAAGGATTGCTCAGTAATACCACTGCAAAAGATACAGAGGGCTATGCTCTTTACCAAGCATCCGCGCCTATAATTTTTGGCAACAGCGGCGGTTCTCTCTATGTTTACAGTGACTTACGAGGAGACTACGAATTAATTGGGGTGCCAAGCATGGTATCCGCCGTGGGGTTTGGGTCGATTGTCAGTTTTATCGCATGGAGCAGGCCGATTGCAGAAATTCGCAGCTTTCTTAGGCAAGCTGATTATGGTTGGGTTGTGGGAGATGATCCCCCGGAGGAAGAGGAAAGTGCCGAGGAAGCCGACGATGATTCCACCGGATGACATTC